TTGATGATACTTTGAATTCAGAAAGACTACATTTCTACCATCGTAAAGGTTCATACCAAGAATATCGCCCTGATGGTACTGTTCAGACTAAGGTCGTATCAGATAGCCAACAAGCCGTTGATGGCAACAAGAATGTTTATGTAAAGGGAAACTATACTGTCAATGTAGATGGTAATCTTCTGTTCAATGTGAAAGGAAGTATTACTGGAATTGCTGGAAGTTCCATAAGCACAAGTTCTGGTAGTTCTACAAGTATGACCGCAGGAACTACATGGTCAGCTTTAGGACCATTAAGTGCTTCTATGACTTCAGCAGGACAAGCAACAGTAACTGGTGCAGTTAGAGCTGCACTCACATCTTTTGGGTGGACAGGTGTTACAGGAACTCAAACTTCTGTAACTGGTAATGGCACATTAGATTGTAATGGAGCTGTTGCAACATATTCTGCAAAAGGTGTTGCTACATTAGCCGGTGCAACTGTTAATATTATTGGTAAACCAGTTGGAGGAGAAGCAGTTCCTGCTTCTATTGCTGAAGCTACTCAAGCATTAGTAGAAAATGTTAGTCCATTTGAAGTGTCCGGCGGCGGTGCAATATTGTTTGATGCTGGTGCTGATTCTGCATTATCTGGAATAGCAGAATCAGTTCAAGTTTCAGCAGATGGGGTTGTTAATCAAGCTACATCAGCTATAGACGCAACCAATCCTTGGGCAGGCGAATTGCAAGGAGCTACAGATGTTCTTGAATCAACTACTCTAACACCACAAGAAGCCGCAGATTTAGCTTTACCTAGTGATACACCTGTTGTAATAGCAGATGCAGACGGTGCCGTTTTGACTACGACCGATGGTCAATATACCACAATTACTGATACCTACAAAGACGGTACATTAGTTCAGTTTACCTCATTCAATGAAACTGGCGAATTAGTTAAAGTTGATGTAATTGAAAAATCAGCACTTGATAAATTTTTAACCCAAGCAGAAAATGTTGGCAAAGGTATAACAGATGCGGCATCAAAAGTTGATGTGATTGGTAAGGTTGAAGATGCTGGAAAAACTTTAGCACAACAAGTAACTCAACCATTTTTACAATCTGGCGCCAACATAGAAAATGCGTATGGTGTTTTGACGAATGATGCAGCTACAATATCTCAAAAATGGAATGCGGCAAAAACAATTATTGGAGAAGGGTTAAGTCTCACACAAAGAGCAGCAAGCATTTCTTCTATAATTTCAAACCCACAAGCCCTACTTGTTGCTGCTGGCACCAGTGTCGCACAACAAACCGCCAATGATTTTAGTAGAGAATTAACAAAGACACAAGCGATAAAAGATTTTAAAGGTGATATACAATCTTCAATTAATACTTACACTCAAAAAGTCAAAGATACATATAATGATACAACAAATTCTTTATACAACCATGTTCAAAACTCGATGAATGATTTTGCATTAAGTTCACCTTCCGTTTCAGCTGAGGTTGCACAGAATCTTATAGATTTGCGTTCACAGGGTTTTACAGAAGCTGATTTGCGACAAATAATGCCTGATGTTATCAAACGATATCCAAAACAATTTGCAGCTGCATATGGCGGTGATCCAATAACTGTAGCCTCAGCATTTGACCAAGAAAATGGAGGGGTATAATGTTTCCTGTTGCAGTTTTTGGTGATACTTGCGGCGGAATGATTGTGTTGCCATGCCACATAACAGTTTTAGTTGGAACACCAGCTGAGATGGAACTAGCAGCAATGCCAGGTTCAAAGATAACACCACACGGTTTACCGCCTCATCAATCATCATCTCTTTCTTGGGACAAATATAGAACAGTATATATTAATAATTTACCAATCAGAACTGTTAAAGATGTAGCATATTGTGGTGATGCAATAATAACTGGCGTAGCAACTGTGAAAGCGGCATAATTATGACACAAATATTCAGTCAATTAGGGTATAATTTTAACGCAACCAAACTTGGTGACGCTAATGATCCAACTGGAAACAGAGAGTTGGAATTACTCAAACTGAAACCAACACTACATTTTTGGCAGTATGAAGCTTTAGCAACTAACGACCTTACTGGTTACATGAAAAATCCAGTATCAAATACGATTGCTAATTTGACTTCCTTCGTTACAAGCATGAATACAATTGCTTTCTCGACAACATTTAACTATACTGGAAACACAAGAATCTGTGATACCACAAAACAAATGATGGCAGAATTAAGTAGTTTTAGCGCACATACCGATAGGGTATCTGGCGTTACTGCGACCACAAGTTCAACTTTACCAGACTTTGATACCGCTATCGGCGTAGGAGAGTTGGTTATATCTATTGTTTCAGTATACGATGGTGTTATGAACAATACACCAATTTTAGGTAGTATGACCAGTCTTTTCATTGACGAAGATTTGAAAGCAAATGTCATAACCATAACAAGTGATTCTGACACTTTGAACGCTTCGATAATTGGTGCTAACTCATACATTACGGCTGGCCCGTATGCCACAATCTGCGACAATATGAACACAGTATATTCTTACATATCGACCCGCAGAACCCATGACATTTCTTTCTTTAATAATTGCGTCACTTTGATGAATAATTATCAAACGATATCGAAATATACCAGTTTTGATGCGTTTAGATTGTATATGATTCAGAATTACCTAGGTACCGATAAACTTAAAAACAAGTTATAAATAAGCAATGGCAACCGTAACTATAGATTCCACACGCACCTTTAAAGACTTGGACCTTAGTTTTACTATACATCCAGTCAGAAAAGACATTAATACTCATGTGAATGAGTATGCTATTATTAACTCTGTTAAGAATCTGGTTCTAACCAATTTCTATGAAAGACCGTTCCGACCAAACATTGGCAGTAACATAAGAAGTCTTTTGTTTGACCTAATTTCGCCACTTACGGCAAATCAAATTGAACGAGCTATCCAAGAAACAATTACAAATTATGAACCTAGAGTAAATATTAGAACAGTAACAGCAGTGCCGAGCCAAGATGAAAATGGTTACAATGTAACTTTAGAATTTTTCATTGTTAACTTAACAACACCTATAACTATAAACTTTTTCTTGCAACGGATTAGATAAAAATGGCAGATCGTCTAAGAGTAACTGAACTTGATTTTGATACGATCAAAAACAACTTAAAAACATTCCTAAGTCAGCAATCTCAATTTACAGATTATGATTTTGAAGGTTCTGGTCTAAATGTATTGCTTGATATTTTGGCATACAATACCCATTATAATGCCTACTACATGAACATGGTTGCCAATGAATCGTTTTTAGATACTGCTTTGCTTCGTAGCTCTGCTGTTTCTCACGCTAAACTTTTAAATTATATTCCCTATTCAAGTAGTTCTCCTGTTGCTAAAATTAATTTAAATGCATACTCAGGATCAACCACTCCAGGAACCATGACTATTCCTGCCGGTTACAATTTTCTTTCAGAGTTGATTGATGGCAAATCATACAACTTTGTTTCTAATGAAGACATAACGGTTACAAAAGCAAACTCTACCTACTACTTTGAAAATGTAGAAATCTATGAAGGTCAAAGAGTGACCTATGTTTTCAACTATGTTCAGAATTCAAATCCAAAACAAGTTTTTGTTTTACCTGATGCAAATATAGACACTGAAACCATAAAGGTTGTAGTTTCTCCGTCAAGCGTAAGTTCTATATCAACCAAATACAATAAAGTTGTTGACATTTTGGATGTAGAATCAACATCAGAAGTCTACTTTTTAGAAGAAAATTTGGCTGGAAATTTCCAAATAAGTTTTGGTAATGATGTGGTCGGTAAAAAACTTCCAGATGGTGCCGTCATTAGCGTTAGTTATATTATCACCAACGGTATCGCTGCAAACAAAGCTAACAATTTCTTGGCACTACAGACAGTAGCTGACAGTTTAGGACAAACTCTATCAAACTTCACAGTTGTACCAATAATAGCAGCCTCTGGCGGATCAACAAGAGAGTCGGTTGACAGTATTAAATTTTCTGCACCAGCTCAATTTGCTACACAGAATCGTTTGGTAACATTTAAAGATTATGAGACATATGTTCTCAACAACTACCCAAACATTGGATCAATTTCTGTTTGGGGTGGTGAAGATAATGACCCTCCAGTTTATGGTACAGTTTTCGTTTCGTTGAAGCCAAAAAACAATTACTACATATCGTCAACAGAAAAACAAAGAATAATTGATGAAGTTATCAAACCAAAAGCAATCGTAAGTACCCAATGTGTCATTCGTGATCCAGAATACTTGTATTTAATTTTAGAAAATAATGTTCAGTATAACCCAAATAAGACAACCGATTCAGAAGACAACTTAAAGGTCTTGATTAGAAATTCTGTATTGAATTATTCGACAACATATTTGAATAAATTTTCAGCAAAATTTGTATTGTCAAAACTTCAAGAAGCGGTAGACAATTCTCAATCAGCCTCCATAATTGGTTCAAGAACAAACATTCGTGTGCAAAAACGATTTGTTCCTTCTTTGAGTGAAACAAAAACATATACCATAAACTTCAATGTTCCGCTGCACAGAGGTGGAATCAATGATAGATTGGTATCTTCACAGTTTGATATCTATGATTTCTTTGGCACAAGAAGAACGGTTACCATTGAGGAAATTCAAGGCGCATACACTGGCATTTCTTCTATATCAGTAACTAATCCAGGTACAGGATATTTGACCACTCCAACAGTTACAATTACTGGTGATGGTACTGGTGCAACCGCTGAAGCCGTTGTTGTTAACGGTACAATTCAAAGTATAAAGGTTACCAACAGAGGTACCGATTATACTCGCGCTATAGTTACGATTACCAATACTGGTTCTGGTTACGGTGCTTCGGCCTCTGCTACAATAGATACTCGTTATGGTTTTGTTAGAACAATTTACTATGATGCGAGTGCTCAAAGACAAATAGTAAATGATAATATTGGTACGATTGACTATGAAAAAGGTATAGTTACAATTAATGCCATCAAAATATTATCGGTCAATACATCAGATGGGTACATTCGCCTTTCATTTGAATCTGATAAAG